AGTAAAGAAGTCTACGACTGGGCGATATTCAATGGTATCGCAAAGGAACAGGCGAGGGTAGTATTACCCGAAGGACTTACAAAGACAAGATTATACATGAATGGAACATTAAGAAGTTGGGTACATTATATAAATCTAAGAATAGACAACGGAACACAAAAAGAACATAGAGTACTCGCGCAACAATGTTTACGAGAGGTGTCCAGAGTCTTTTCATTAATAGGAGATATAATCTAATGTGGGATAGAAAGAAGTTAAATGCGATAGGATTTTTCTTTATTGGTATACTACTGATATTGATAGGACTATCGGAGTTAGGGATATTAAAATGAAAATAGAGTGCACAGTTATATTCGGTCTTTTTCTATGGATATGTTTTCTAGTCATAGGAAGTATAGTCAATGGGTAGAGATACTAAGAAGTATACTATTAATCGTTCTTCCAGTAGAAATAAACATACAACCGACTCGGAGAATCTTCGCGGCGCTACGGCGCTGAAAGGCGATACCCCAAAACTGAGCGAGACCAAGATAAAGATACTGAGACAGTTGGTCAAGAACAAACGAGAGAGGGAACAAAAGAAATGATAAAGACATTACTGATAACCACATTACTATCCACAGGAACAGTCTATGAAACTGAGTTTAAGTCTTATGATGAGTGTATGGAAAGAAAAGAACATATACTTAAATCAGACACTCATGGAAATACGACTGTAGATTGTGTAATGGTAGGTGAGGATAACGAAGATACAGTATTTGAGAGAAATCTAAGAAGGAGAATACTATCCACCTTTGATTCTATATTAACTCAAATACTTATAGAACAACAAAGGAGAGGACTAAATGAATAAAACTGATACAACACCTAAACAGGTAGTGAATAAACAATATGAGAGTCTTGTCTATGATATAGAAGAGTATATCGATAAGACAGACTATGATAGGACTGAAAGAAAATTCCTAAGACAACTTGAGTCACTTGAACAGGTAGTGAGAGAACTGAAAGAGAAGGAATATCAAAGACTTTCTAAGTCATCAAGTCCAAGAGAAACTCGTGGAATGAACCCTAATCTCAATGATATATTACAGGTGGTTCTATGTTTTCTCATTGGTTCATTTATTGTTCAAATATTCTTATATTGGGGATAATAAGAGTATCAAAAGAGAGTATTCAAAGAGAGGTTCTGAGGAAACCCAACCGAATTCCTTATTGTAACGGAAAATATTAAATTAAATATGATTGTGTGTTGTTGTTGCGCATAGTTTGTGGGTCTTAAGCGATACTTTATCGGCGAACCACAAAGCGCACCTATCGGGCGTAAAAGAACAACTACCATTCAATAGTACTAGGTACTCAAACACCCTTTAAACACTACACAATATAAGGATACACGAATGGGGTACTCAAAGGGTACTCATTTAGTGTCAGCCTAATGTTACACCTACACGAACACCCTATAAACACTACCTAATATGAACGATACAGAAAAGTTGTCTGTGACTTGTCTGTCGTTTCAAAGCCCCTGTAAACACTGGTGAAAATAGGCTATTGACAAAGTATACCAGCATTGTATAATTACTATGTAATGAAAAATGATGAAAGAGGTGAGAATATGATACAATTACAATACCAACCCGATAAAAATGTCGGTTTGTATCCCCAACTACTACAATCCCTACCGAAAGTCTTTAGTAGAGATGACGCATTGAATAAGGGTCGTGAACTTGGTCTGTCGTTTAGACAGATTAGGAGAAACCTACTGATTGATGACTATAGAGTTGGTAAGGGTCAATACTCAATAGAGGGTGTTGAGTCTGTACCACAGGAAGTGTCTATATCAGATGACCCATCCCCTGTTGTTAAACCAAAACCAATAGAGAATACCGAAGTAAATCTTATCGCGAATACAGCGATGGAATCCCTCATTCCAGAGAAATTCGAAGGATTTGTTGAATGGGGTCACTATTCAGATGTGAAAAGAATCGTAAGGTCGAGAATGTTCTACCCGATATTTGTGACAGGATTATCTGGTAATGGTAAGACATTAATGGTCGAACAGATTCATGCGAGTCTAAAAAAAGAATTAATCAGAGTTAATATTACGATTGAGACCGATGAGGATGACCTACTTGGTGGATTCAGACTTGTGAACGGCGAAACCAAGTTTGTTCCTGGCCCTGTTGTTGAGGCTATGGAAAAAGGATGTACTCTTCTTCTTGATGAGTGTGACTTAGGTTCAAATAAAATAATGTGTTTACAACCAGTTCTTGAAGGAAAAGGTGTCTATCTTAAAAAAGTCAATAAATGGATACTTCCTAAGAAAGGATTTAATGTTATCGCGACCGCAAATACCAAAGGTAAGGGGTCTGATGATGGTAGATTCATTGGAACGAATGTGTTGAACGAGGCGTTTCTTGAAAGATTCGCGATTACTCTTGAACAACCCTATCCTTCAGTTCAAGTTGAAACGAAGATTGTTCTTGGTTCGATGTTGAAATATGGTAAAACAGATAAAGAATTCGCGAGTAAATTAGTTGACTGGGCGGATGTGATAAGAAAAACATTCTTCTCGGGCGCGATTGATGAAATAATTAGTACTAGAAGATTAGACCACATAGTCAAAACATTTAGTATCTTTGGAAATAGAATGAAAGCGATAGAGATGTGTGTCGCGAGATTTGATGATGAGACCAGAGATGCGTTTCTTGATTTATACACCAAAGTTGATTCTGGTGCGATACAGAATGAGAATGAAAGTGAACAGTCATCAGAATCAACTGAGGAACAACCGACTGAAGAAGTCAGTAACTACTAATATAGAAGGATTTCCTTTCTCTCTTTTTTCATTACACAACTGAGGGAATCCTTCTTCCTTTCAAAACCCCTATAAACACTGGGGTTTTGCTGCATTCAGACTAGCGTGTGCGCAATGTAATCAACAAACCATACTGTTTACGCATCAAGGCTCCCGTCAGCGAAACAATCGATATGGGGGGGTTCTGGCGTGCGGCCATGCCGGCACTGTCACAAAGGGGGGTGGCCCTTATTTTTTTTGGTGCCGCCTAATCTATACGGATTCCAATGGGGCTAACCATATGCTGAACACTAACCATATGCGTAACTATGCGTAACACTAAGTTGAAGTCTAAACCACTTCTCTGGATAAATAATATTATGAGTCAAAGAGAATTACATATGATACTCTTCTGGAGTTTGTTTCTTACATTACTAATGATAAGCGCTCTGGGATACTAAAGGGGGGGTGGCAACTGAAAACGCCATTCGCTTGAACTACAAAGAAAAAAAATATACGGGGGTATAGTTTGACTTAGATACCTTTTCCTAACCATCTCTTATCTACATCTGGTAGATTAAGTTTTTCCTCTTCATTACGAATGATATCAAGGATTGTTTCTGTGAGTCTTTTTTCTGTTGTGAGTGTTTGTATTTTGGATTGTATAATTTTCAATTGTTCCTCATAGTATTCTATTTCTTTTTCTTTTCTTAATCGTTGGTCTATGAGTTCTGTGATGAAGATTATTTTTTTATTGGTTTGTTCTGTCATATGAATATTTATTCATTATACCATAGTGTGTATTGTTTGTCAAGGGGTGGTTTCGCCCAGTGTTTACAGGGTGTTTGTGAGCAGCGAAAAAAAGTTCGAAGAATGTCTTGACAATCATGCTAAATATGTTATAGTAATAGACAATATGAAATATAAACCTTATAATTTAAAAGATGTAAACGAATCATCTAATCGTAAACTGTTTAATGTAATATCTACATTCGCAGGCGGTGGTGGTTCATCAACTGGATATAGATTATCTGGTGGTGAGATACTTTGTGTGAATGAGTTCGTGGAAGAAGCGCGAAATACTTATTCAGATAATTATCCAGATACACCGATACTACCAGATGATATTAAGAAACTGACTGGTGATTCTTTTTTGAATCTTGTTGGATTGAAACAGGGTGAACTTGATATACTTGATGGTTCACCACCTTGTTCTGCGTTTAGTGTCGCAGGTAAACTTTCTCATGGTGCGGGTGGTAAACACTCCGATGGATGGGGACAGACTAAAAAGTATTCTGATGATAAGATGGTTGAAAACATTGAAGATTTATTCTTTGAGTTTTTAAGAATCGCGAAAGAAATAAAACCGAAAGTCATTATTGGTGAGAATGTAAAAGGACTTACAGTTGGAGAAGCGAAACAATACTTCAATAGAATACAAAATACTTTTGAAGAGATTGGTTATGAAGTTATCGCGAAAGTTTTAGACTCAAGATACTTTGGTGTATCACAAACAAGAAGTAGAGTTTTCTTTATTGGTATAAGAGAAGATGTATGTGAGACTGTTGGTCTTAACTTCATGACTCTATCAAGTGTCTTTCCAACAGAAAGTGAGGATGTGATTCCACTGAAAGAATGTGTGAAGGGATTAACCTATGACCAAGATGAGATTGATTATCTTACAGGGAAGTTTATAAACGCCGCAGTCTGGAAGGATACGGGAATACATATGCCCAAGAATCCACCGAAGGTATTATCTGGTATGGATTATCATCCTAAAGGACATCACTTTAATTTAAAAAGATGTTCTCTTGAAGTACCTGCGCCTACTCTCACTGCGATGGGTTCTCGTGAAAACTCTGGTGGCGCATTTCATTGGAATGAACCAAGAAAACTAACTCTCGGTGAATTAAAAAGAATACAATCACTTCCAGATGATTTTAAACTGACTGGTAAGTGGGGACAGAAGGCGGAGAGAATTGGAAGAATGGTGCCTCCACTGATGATGAAGGCAATCGCAGACTCAGTATATGAAAAGATTTTAAAACCATACAAGGAGAAACAATAATGGATTATGATTTTACATTCGCACACAGACAAGAAGGATTTGATGAACATATCAATAAATCTATTCGTGGATATTCAGAATTATTAAATGATGTTATCGCATACAGTCAATACTTTGTTGATAGTGGAACAAATGTTGTTGATATTGGATGTTCAACTGGTAAGTTAACCGAAAGAATGATTGAAAAAAACTTTGGAGTTATCTGTGATGTAAATTGGATAGGTGTAGAACTCGCGACTGGATTTGTAAAACCACTTCGACAGAGAGAGGAAAGTCTTCGTAAACAATTTGCGAATGAAAGAATATCTTTTATCTTTGATGATATTTGTAATTATGAATTTAATAATTGTTCTTTAGTCACCTCTATCTTTACACTTCAGTTCATGTCACCTCGAAAAAGAAAGATGGTTCTTCAAAAATTATATGATGGACTCAATGAAGGTGGTTCGTTTATCATGAGTGAAAAGACTATTTGTGAGAACGCAAACTTTCAAGAGATGTTGACATTTAATTATTATGATTATAAAAGAGATTCTTTCTCTACTGATGATATTATGGATAAAGAGAGAGAACTAAGACATATGTTAAAACCAAATACTTATGAAGAGATTATTGATATGTTAAATGAGGTTGGTTTCTCAAAGACACAATGTTTTTGGAGAAATCATATGTTTGTCGGTATTATCGCTTTAAAATAATATATTAACTATCCATTCCTTATAAATAATTAGAAAAAAGGATTTGCGATGGCGACACTATCAAATATATTTATTGACCAAGACGCAACTTTTACTACTACAGTTACAGTTAACGATAGTACAGGAAGTGCGTTGAATCTTACTGGATACACAGCAGTTGCACAAATTCGTAAAACTTATTTGTCATCAACCGCAACTTCAATGACTGTCGCATTCGCGGCTGATAGAAGTACTGGACAAATAACATTAAGTTTAACGGCGACACAAACAGGAGCATTAAAAGCGGGTAGATATGTTTATGACCTCGCGATTACAACTTCTGATAGTGCGACAACAACAAGAGTCATTGAGGGAGTCGCAACAGTAAATCCAAGTGTTTCAAGATAGGAGTATTAGATGTCAACGATAACCGCAAATTTAACATCATCAAGAAGTGTTACTGGAAGTTTCGCACAGTCGAGTCAACCACAAGTTGTAAGAGTAACTGTTCCTGGCCCACAAGGCCCAACAGGAAGTTCAGCAAGTACATTACAAACATTATCTGATGTTGATGTATCAACATTAAACGATGGCGCATTATTACAATATAAAGCCTCAACAAATAAATTTGTTGCACGAACAACTATTGATACAACCGCAGGTGATATAGTTTTAAGTGGTGGTAGTTTCTAAGGAGTTTAAACAATGGCAGTAACATTACAGATAAAAAGAAGTACTGGAACAACCGCTCCATCCTCACTCGCAGATGGTGAATTAGGATATACACATGGTACTGGTACACAGGCGAATAACGGCGATAGACTTTTCATAGGAGATGGTAGTTCGGTTAATGTAATCGGTGGACAATATTTCTCCGATATGTTAGACCATGTCGCAGGTACACTTACCGCAAGTTCTGCAGTTGTTGTAGATTCAAATAAAGCGGTCGATGAACTTCTTATTGGTAATAATGGTAGTACTGGTGGTACTTTAAAATTAAATGAAGGTACAACAAATGGTACTCACTTCATTGGTTTAAAAGCGGGTAACTCACTCGCCGCAAGTGTAACATTTACTTTACCAACCGCAGATGGTAGTTCTGGACAGGTTATAAAAACAAACGCAAGTGGTACATTATCATTCGCAGATGAAACACCCGCATTAGATAATATCGCCGCAGGTGACGCAGCAGCAACCTTAACAACAACCGCTGGTAATATTACCATAGACGCACAAGGTAATGATACTGATATTATCTTTAAAGGAACAGATGGTAGTTCAGATACAACATTCTTAACTATCGATGGTTCTGACGCAGGTACATTAATCGCGAACCATGATTTAGAATTAGGAACAGATGGTTCAATAGTTAAATTTGGCGCAGATAACGAAATCACACTTACTCATGTCGCAGACACAGGTTTACTTTTAGAAGATTCTGGTGGTTCACCAACATTACAATTACATGACGCAAATGAGTCGGTGTCTTCAGATGGAAGTAATTTAATATTAACATCTGGCGGAACTGCATTCACAGTACCATCCTCTGATGGTTCTAGTGGACAATTTTTAAAAACAAATGGAAGTGGAGCATTATCTTTTGATACAGTATCAAGTGCAGCAGATGATATAACTGCTGGTGATGCCGCTGTAACTATTACGACAACATCTGGAAATATCACAGTAGATGCTCAAGGTAATGATACAGATATTATATTCAAAGGAACAGATGGTTCAGCAGATACAACATTCTTAACAATAGATGGTTCAGATGCTGGTACATTGATTGCTAATCATGATTTAGAATTAGGAACAGATGGTTCAATAATTAAGTTTGGTG